GGCTTTGGCGGTACGGTGTCCACCAGCGCCACGCTGCCGGGGCAGGCTATGACGCGCTTGGCGGTCGAACCGCCGACTATCTTACTGTGTTGCATAATGTACCTCACTTTACTGTTTGAGCGGCCAGTATACACACAACAAAATTTGATGCAAGGCTTGAAATGCAAAAAATTTTGTAGTAGCCTTCTTGCATGACTGAGAAAGAAATAGAGCGGTACTTCTGTAAACGTGTGCGGGCGCTAGGCGGTTTTGCCTATAAGTTCCGCAGCGTTACGCAAGTTGGCGTTGCCGACCGCATAGCTTGTATGCCTAACGGCGAGGCTTGGTTTATAGAAATCAAGCAGCCCAACGGACGCCTGTCTGCATTGCAGCGCATCTTTTCAGATGAGATGGCACACACCAAGCAGCACTACGCGTGTCTGTGGTCAATAGAGGACATAGACGCATGGCTCAAACGCTTCAGCTAAGACCGTACCAAGAGCAGGCGGCGACGTTCCTGTACGAACGCGACCGCGCTATGATTCTTGCGCCTGTCGGCGCGGGCAAGACCGCCATCACCTTGACGGCGATGGATGAGATGTTGCGCGATGGCATCGTCAACCGCTGGCTAGTGGTGGCGCCTAAGCGTGTCTGCACTGACGTGTGGCCGGTGGAAGCGCCCAAGTGGTCTAGCCTTACGCCCGCGGTGGCGGTCGGTACACCCGCGCAGCGCGCAGCCGCAATGGACAGCGGCGCCAGCGTTGTAGTTAGCAATTATGATAACTTGGACAAGCTAAAGGACTTATCAAGTTTCGATGGAGTGGTGTTTGACGAACTGACGCGGCTGAAGAACCCGTCAGGCAAACGCTATAAAGCTTTGGAGAAAATCATGTCTTCTATGAGAATACGCTGGGGGTTGACAGGATCGTTTACGTCGAACGGGCTGGAGGATGTCTTCGGCCAGTGCAAGATCATTGACCAGTCGCTGCTGGGCCGCGCCAAGGGTGCGTTCATGCAACAGTATTTCATCTGCACCAACCGCGAGTTTGGTCAATGGGTTCCCGCAGCCGGCGCGTTGGAGCAAGTCATGAAGCGCATCCGCCCTGCGACGTTTGTGCTTGAGCCGGGCGAGTACAAGGACAAGTTACCGCCATGCCATGTCACTGAGGTACGCGTCGCGCTGGATGACCGCGCGCCATACGAAAAGATGAAGCGCGACTATGTCGTGCGCTTCGGCAGCGATCAGATTGTAGCCCAGAACGCAGCGGCGGTAACGACCAAGCTGCAACAGATGGCGTCTGGCTTTGTGTACAACCGCGACGCAGGCACGCCGTCCATCTGGTTCAGCAGCCACAAGTTTGACCGGCTGGAAGAACTGCTGTCGGAAAACCAGCGGGCCAATACGCTAGTAGCGTATACATATCAAGAAGAGTTGGCGGAACTGAAGCGCCGCTTCCCGCACGCGCAGACGATGGATGATGACAACGTCATCGAACGCTGGAACGCAGGCGAGGTCGAGTTGTTGCTGGCCCACCCTAAGTCGGCAGGCCACGGGCTGAACCTACAGCATGGCGGATGCCACATGGTGTTCTTGTCGCTGCCGTGGTCGCTGGAGTTATACGAACAGACGGTCGGGCGCCTGCACCGCAGCGGCCAGACAAAAGATGTCTGGGTCTACGTGATGCTGACAGACAAAAGTATTGACGAACGCATATGGGCGGCGCTGCACGACAAGCGTACAGTGTCCGATCTAGCACTAGAGGAATTAAAAAATGAGTAAACTAAACTGGCGGTCGATGATTGCCGTGCTGTCTGACCTTACGGAAGACCAGCTAAAGCAGGCGTTGGACGCTGAACTGAAGACGCACAAGCGCCCAGCCATCGCCCGGCGGCTGCACCAGCGTTACTCTGCGATGCGGACGGCGCGGGAGCGCGTCGAGATTATGATAGGGTTAAAGAAATGACAGACCATGCGGCAGCAGCAGCAGAGGCACTAGAAAAAGTGCTTGCTCTGCTGCGGGCAGGCCATGTGCCAGAAGACTTAGGCGAGGCAGTAATACTAATCGGTCGCCTGATGGCTAGGCGCACCTAGCATTTCGGTTGTGACCATGACGCGGCCCACAGCGCCGTACTCTTTATGGTACGTTATAGCCCATGCCGCGCGGTCTGCGATCCAGCCGCCGCGTGCAGCGTAGGCATCTCGCGCAGCCAGCGTCGGGTGTTGCACAACTGTCACACCATTGTACTCTTTTTCGTCGCGGTGGTGACGGTGTCCGCAGTGTATCTCACGGCGGGTAGTGCGGCCCCACTGTTGCGGGAACTGCGCCGCGAACAGCAGCGGTAGGTTTTCGTTCTTGACCTTGTGCCCGTGGTGGACGCCCAGCATGGTGTTGCCCCACTCAAATACGTAGAACGGCAGGACGCTGTCGTTGACAGTGACGCGCGGTTCTTCTTCGTAATGCACAGAAAACAGATCGGCTAACCAGCCGCTGCTTTCTTCGTCATGGTTGCCTTCGGCTATAATCAGATACACTTCTTGATGGCGCTGCAACGACAGCGTTACCAGTGAGCGAATGATGCGGATGGCTGCGCGGCGTATCTTTGGAAAGCGGCTGTCGGCATCTAGGACGTGCTTGGACGCTGGCGTCACAGGCGTCTTGCCGTCGGTGTGTAGGAAGTCACCTTGGATGTTGACAACTGCCGTATGCGCTGTCGGGCTTTGGTTGATCATCTGCGCCAGCGCCGCAAGGATAGTTTGCTCTGCTTTAGATACGTTCCAATCAGCGCCGCCTTCCTGATGCCATGCCAGCATACCAAGGTGGTAGTCGGTGAAGGTGTACAGGTTGCACAGATGCTCTTCAGTAGCCTCTGGCGCGACGATAATGTCCGCCGGCTGTATCTGGTCCTTGAAGCCAGCGACTGTCTCACGCATGGCTTCTACCATCGCCTCATGCGTTAGCGATGCTTTGACCCACTGGCCTGATGGCTTGCCTTCGGAGTTGTAGTAGGTTGACACGCCCTTGGTGACATAGCCCTGCGGCACTGGCCGGGTGAAGTCGTTCTCAGGGGCATAGCCTCGCAACGCCGCCTTCTTTTTGACCGCAACGTAAGCGTCGCTTGCCGCGCCTATGTTGACGCCCATTGCAATCGACGCAGCCCTAGCGCCGCCGTGTTCTTGAATGGCCTCAAGCATCTCACGCTGACGGGGTGTACAATATTTGTACAACTCTGGGTCTATAAATATGGATGACGGCATTTATTTGCCTTTCGGGCAATCAGCCTCACAGATACAAATAAAGGCGCTGTTATGCGCCTCAATTTCACTGACAGTTTCTGATGTATCTTTTGTTACATCGTAACTGATGGGTTTCGCAATAGCACAATAGCTATTTACGGGAACGGTCGAAACGGTCGCGCAACCGTTCGTCGCGCTCAGGATCAGGGACGCTGATAGCAGCCGCGCCAAGGTCAATCTGCTCATTGATGGCATCGTTCATTTCCTTAATGGTTTCTTGACGGCCCCGCTGCTTCCAACGGTTCTCATTCCAAAGCCCTAACAGCTTGTTAATGATACCCAGCAGGGCCGTCAGGAACTTCATTATTCGGCGGGTGCTTCAGACAGAAGCATAGCGGCTACGCCAGCCAGACCGGCGACTGCCGTGGAGATTGTAGCCCACTCTGCGTCGGACAAGCCGAACGCCAAAGCAATACCAGCAAAGCCTGCATAGGTGCTAGGCTCTTTCAAACGGGTTATTAACCAAGATACGATTTTCATGTCATTTTCCTTTCGGGTAAAACTTCCAAGGCAGTTCCCAGTGCGGGCCATCCTTGAACGCGCGCCAATCGCCGCCCCATTGAAGCGGGACTTTCTCATCCGCCGCAGCGGCCTTAACTATTTTAGCCAACTGCTTATACAGCGGCCAATCCCATCGTACTTCGCCGGCAATCATAGGCGCCAGATCGACAGCATGACCAGTGATGTGCCGTGAGTTCATCGTCCGCGACGCGCCTTGGGCAACTAGCTGCTTCTGTCGTTCGACGCTGCGTATGCCTTCTAATACTGTAAAGTCAAGGTTCGACAGTGCAGCCGCCTTCTTGACCACACGCACCAGATCAGGATGCACGCCTTCAAGCCGTGACAGACTGCGCTGGCCTAAGACTATAGTCATAGGGTTCCTCGCAGCAGTATGCCAATTAACAGCATAATGATTGTACCCGCCGCGGTCATGCCAACGCTTTCCAGACGCTTCATCCGGGCGCAGATACTTTCGTAACGGAACGCGCAAACCTGTTCATGCGTGTTAAGTTGCGCTTGTGTTTCGTCGATACTAGCCATTGTTAGCGCCTCATCATGTTGCGGGGGACCGTGCCGTATATCGGTACAGGATAACCTTCGGAATAATCAATATCTATCAGCGGTTCGCCGGTTTCAGGATCGAAGTCAGGAAATTCAGTGATGCCGTATATGTTGTTCATGGCGTTTTGGTTTTGCGCTTGCGTCATAATGTTCTGCGTCTGCGCGCCGGCCTTAACCGCCGTAGAACCCAAGACTTTACCCGCACCACGAGCGGTTGCCCCCGTAACGCGGCCTGTTGTAGCCGCCCTTCTCTCCCTCGTCGCTGCTTTTTCTATGGCCGCGGCGGCTGCTTGTGGGTCAAGCATTTCTGTGGCTATTTCGATAGCTAACTTGCGATCAATTCGCCCCTGCAAACGGTTCCAAATTGTGTTTGCGATGGTCACGACACGGTTTAGAACTGCGGGCGCATCTCCAATCTGCGACGCCAACTGAGTAATGCGCGGCGCGGCGGATGCACCCTTCTGGGCTTGCGTTTTGGTAGTCTGAGCGCGATTTAGATCGTCACGTATGTTGGTAACAATTTTTGCCTGCTCAGGCGTTAACACGTCAGTCAGTTCCTTAAACCGCGCTTCACCAGTAGTCGCGCGCTTCAACGTCGCCGGCGCATCTTTAACTGCGGTCGCAAACGCGCCAGCGCGTTCCGCTCCGCCTTCTAGCGGCGCAGTAAGTTTACCTTCAAGGTATTGACCAACTTCCATTTGGTTGATCGGCTTAGACTTTTCGGCAAATGTTGTGCGTGCCGCACCGTACTCAGGCGCTTTAGACTCCAGCCAATTAACCAGTTGCGTCTTTATTTTTCCAACCTGCGCGCGTTCGGTAGACGCCAACGCAGTCTCGCCGGTTTTCGTAAGCATCTTGTCCAGCGAAATTTTAACGTTATGAATATACCGCGTCGGGTTGTTTTCAAACGTCACGCCTTTAGATGCAGAAAGCCGCGCAGCGTCTGGCATTGCCAGTTTAATGTACGGGTCATCGGCCAACTGCATAAGTTGCGGGTCGGCGCGGAACTTCTGCGCTTCAGCAGCAGCGTATAGCGGGTCTGTAGCCGCCTTACGTGCGGTCTTCGCCGCCGTAATATCACTTGGCGTTCCCCCAACTGTCCGAAGGCTGGCAAGGCGCGCGGCTTCGGCTTCGTTTGCGCGGGCCAGATATTCAGAGGGCTTTGCTTTGGCGCTAGTCTCGCCCATTGCAGAAAACTTAGTAAGGCCCAAAGGCGACGCTTGCTGCGCGGCGGTTGGTCTGCTGCCGGGTACGATCTCACCGGGCGCGCGAAGCTGGGCGATAAGTTCAGGCGCGCGCCCTTCGGCGGCTTCCATATACGCCGCCGACTTAGGCGCCAAGGCATTGGCGGTTTTAAGTGGTGTTCGCTCGGCGGCTTTGACAACAGCACGGCCAACAGCCCGCACCGGGCGCACATTTATGGGGTTGGTAGCTTCGGCTGCACGCGTCATGGCGTTAGCTACACGTTCAATTTTTGGTGCTGCTTTAGGCGCAACTTTTGACACTACTTTTCCACCAGCGCGAACAGCGCCCGCGCCGCCCGACAGCAGCGTTGACATATCAGCCGCAAAACCTACCGGATCAGTTGCCAGCGTATTTTTAATGGCGTCATATGTACCGTAGCGGTCAGCCATCTGGCCGCCAAATTGCCGAGCCGCACGCATGGCGCGCTCCGCTGATTTGGGGTCGCGGTCCATATCATTGATAAAATTGTACACGTTCTTCGGCAGTACTTTTTCCGCACCTGTCTTCAAACCGCCTGCCGCAAGGTCCATCATACTGCTAGCCGTCTGAATGGGGTTAGTGACGGCGGTGTAAAGCCCTGTTGCAAACTCGGCAGCACTAGATGGGATATTGGTTGCGCCTTCTACGACCGCACCGATCAACGAACGCTCAGGCGGCTTTTTCTTTGGTGGCTGCATTTTATGTATGCGCCGCAATTCTGCACCAAGAACGTCAACCGTTTTGGTGTCGCCTTGCTTGTGCGCTTGGCGGATGCCTGTTTCGAGACGCCGTAAATCAGTCGCGCTCATATGCCGCGGCTTTTCAATATTTTTTGAATGTCAGGCGAAATCATAGACCCACCCTTAGCTACCGGCGTTTTTGTTCTGGGGGGCGGAGAACCTCTTAACTTAAACGCAGGGTATTGCTTAACATCATCGCCGTATTGCGCGTCGTACACTTGTTCAGCAAGTCTGGTTGAAAGATCAACTTGTTTAATAATACGATCCATTTGAGCGTCAAGCGCGCGGGGTGTCATATTTGTAGGATCAAGCTTGGCAATCATGTCAGCAACAATCGTCCACTCTTGCACCGCCATACTTGAAATTGCACCCGAAGCAGCAGCAACGTCTTTACCCAACGCGGTAACAACACCCTTTAGGTTACCCAAAAGCGTATCCGCTTCTCTAGTGGAGCCGCGAAACGAAGGGACGTACCCGCTAAAACCAGTAATAGCTTCCTTTTGGTCATCCGAAAGCATTTTAATTTTATTGGCAAGCGTGATAATTCCTTCTTGAGGGTTGTACGCTTTGTCTAAAAGCGTCTGCGTTTTGCTAAACGCCTTTGCCAATTCAGTTTTACGTGCAAGTTTCTGTAGTTGCGTTACTGGCTCAGGCCCAGCATCACGTCGCGCTCTAATTATTGCTAATTCCTTGTCATATTCTTCTTGCTTTGTCGAACGTTGTGCCCGCGAAATTTCTGCTACCTGTCCGGGAGGTACGCCGTAAATGCCGGGGGCCGGCGATTCACGGCGCGCTACAAACGGTGTGCGGCCCTGCGATTGCGCCATCGTATTCTGCATTGGTGGCTGACCGCCTAGATCAGCATTTGAGATTGGCATCGGCTGCGAGGGTAACTTAGCATACGTTGACTGCTGTCTTTGTACGGGGTTAGCCGCCATTGGCGGCTGGCCCATTCCGCTAGCAGCCAACGACGGTGCGTCAGCTTGCAAAGCAATCTTGCTGTCGCGGATTACTTGCATAATCCCATCTCTGGCTTGCGGCGGCGTCATCGCTAACATCTGGTCAAGGTCGATCTGCGCCATGACGCCTGTCTTGACAGCCGAGTCAAGAATGGCGGGGACCATGTCAGGCGACATCCGGCCTGCGGTTGGCGCACCCATGCTGCCGGGCGTAAAGGACGCGCCGGTGGCGTTCATGCCTGAGCCTTCCTTTATTCTGCGAATATCTTCTTGCTCAAAATCACTAAGCGGCACAGCGTTATCAGGTATAAATCTAGCTTCGCCGTATTTACCGTTTGGTACTGGGCCGGGCGTTGTCTGTTGCTGCTGCTGCTGCTGCTGCTGCTGCTGCTGCTGCTGCGCTGCTTGCGGCGGCGTTGTCGGCGCGGTGGTAGGTTCAGATTCGGCTTCATATATAACTTCCGCGCGGGGGTATTTGCCGCCGGCGGTAACACTGGTCTGTTTGTTTGTGCGGTCGTTAACCGCCACGCTGGCAACGGGCGTAGCGTATTTATATTTAAAATGGTTATCGACATTCGTAATAGCCGACTCTAACAAATCACCATTAAATGTAGGCGCGACTTGACCCAACATAGTGCCAAGCTGTTCGTCTACGTCTTTTACCATCCCTAACCAACTTTGATACGCCGCTTCGCGTGAGGTTGGGTCTTTCGTGTTTAAAACAACTACACCAATATCGCGGAGACGTTTCATATTGCTGTCTTTGGCGGCTTGGCCTTTTTCGGTCAAAGTTGCCTTTTGCAAATCTGCTCGGCGCACATCTTCGTTTTTGTCCAAAGTTAGCTTTTCCTGCGCCATCGCAGCTTGACGTTCAGCCGTTTCCTGCTGCTTCGTCGCATTCATCATGTTGACGAATTTCGCGGTGCGCGCAGCCGGGTCAGGCAACTTGAGCAAGTTTACCGTAGGCATCGTTTGGGTTGGCATATCAATAAACCTTTTTGCGAGTAATTATTTTGCGCGTTTGTAATAGTCTATTACGGCTCTATCTATAGGCGCCTGCATAGCATAGCCCGTTATCTGGCCGAGAGCGTTGTTAAACGCATTAGCTGTCCCTGCGTAACCAGACGCGCGGGCGTTACCTGTGTTTATCGCATTGCCGGCTTGTGCGTTGCCGACATTGTACGCGCTTTGCGAAGCAGCGTTTGCTATGTTTGCCGCGCCGCGTTGCGCCGCGTCTGAAACATAGAAGGCGTTATTTGCAGTGTTCGTGCCGCGGTCCAGCGTAAGACCGGTTATGTTGCCGTAATATGCCGCGTCGTTTGCTTTGGTTGCCGCGCCGCGGTTTAAGGCATTTGTAGCTGTTGTGTTGCCGCGCGCCAGACCAATCCCTGCGGTTGCTTCACCAAGGTTCAAAGCGTTTGCCGATGTTGTTGCGCCGCGGTTCATGGCTACACCGGCCCTTGCGTTGCCACGGCCTATAGAGATTCCAGATGTCGCTTGCGCCCGCGCCAAAGCGTTTGCGGCGCTGTTTGAGCCAAGCTGCCCCGCAGCACCCGTCATAACATTTGACGCTGCCTGTCCTGAAGCTGACAGACCGCCAAGCGTATTAAGGCGCGCCGCGCGCTCAGTCTGGTAGCGATTAAACGCGTTTTGATATTCTTGGCTGGCTAAGTCTTGCCCAAACCGCTGGATATTCTTTAATGCGCTGCCGGACAATACGCCGCCGCGCGCGGACGCTGACCGATCTAAGCCCCGCATACCTTCTTCGCGGCGGAATTCATAGCCGGGGTCTTGTTCAAACTGGTCTGTGCCAAATTTCTTAGCGTACTCGCCGTAATTGGCAGCGTTGACATCGCCGCCGATGCCCATAAGCTGCATAATCTGCTCTTGGGCAGTAAGGCCGCTTTTTATATATGGGTCTTGAAATTCACCTTGCCGCTTGTACGCTAACTCATACGCAGTTTGAGCTTCGTTGTAGCCTCTGTCCGTAGCGGTCTGAGCGCCGCCGTAACCCGTATCGTACTCGGTTAGGGCCGTGTCGAAACCTAAATCGCTGGCAGCCTGCGCCCTAGCATACGAAGCATCGTATGCGCCTTGAGCGGTGTCGTAGCCTCTGTCCGAAGCTGTTTGAGCGTCGGTAAACGCCTTTTCATCGGCCATGCGCGCTTCGGTGTAGCGGATGCGCTCCAAGTTCTGCGCCTGCGTGTTGGCTTCATTCTGCGCCTGCTGCGCTACTGCTGCTGCTTCTCTTGCCGCTGCAAGGGCTTCAGCCGAGCCGGTCTTCTGTGCTTCTAGCGCCAGCGCCGCCGCCCGTTCCTGCGCTGCTGCTGCCGTATTGGACGCAGTTATTTGTGCGGCAGCCGCTTTTTTAGACGCGCCAATGGATACCCCTGCGCTTAATGCTGCCGCTCCGGCTACTACTGCGACCATGTTATTCCCCGATCCATTTGCTGTAATATGTCTCTACAGGTTCCATTTTCAAAAACTCAAACATCCGTGAGGCGTCTTTGTGAAGTTTGGAACCATAAAACATACGATGCACGCCTCTCCTTTTAGCCTCTTTTTCAACTAAACGAAAGAGTTTTACACCACTAAATCCACCACGCACATCTGGGTGCGTCCAAAAGATGTCCATCGTCAGCGTCAGGCACGTTTGGTAGTGCAGCCCGGGCGCAATAAAACCTATGAAATATCCCACTAAACGGCCAGTTTCGCGCAGCGTCACCACGATTACTTGGCCGGCGTTATCGCGGGCGGCGTAAAGGTCGTACTGCGGATCAAGCGGAACTTTATCTTTGTTGAGGGCTAATTCTTCCCAATGCAGCGGCAACAACGGTTGCGCTTCTTCAATAAAAGGAACCCAATCTTCAACTTGTGCTGTGATCATTATGCGCTCCTGATGTCTACAATGCAGACTATCCTATCATCTGCGCTGTTATTTACAACAGAATGTGTTACGCGATTGTTGACCCACCAGATTTCGCCGCCGCGGAAGTTAACCGTTTCGTCGCCGCTGTGGAACAGCGCGCCGGGCAAGGATTGAAGTGCAATCTGGTAGCGGACGTAGAATTCTGCTGGGGCGCCGCCGTCAACGTGCGGCGTAATCTGACCGCCCGGCGGCAACTTGGTAATGATACAGCGGCCAAGCTGGACGCCGTTGACGCGGTGGATCAAGTCTAGCACCATGCGGCGCAGCGACGGTAGCCGCGTCCATGCAGGATACTCAACCGTCTGGATGTCGTTAATGACGCCGTCAGGCGTGTCAGGGATTGCGTTAAACCACAGCCAAATGTCGCTAACGTCTGCATGAGCGGTGTCAGGGTGGCTGGTGCGAAGTGTATTCTGGTCCCACAACTCTGGCTGCGTGACTAACTCCCGTAAGGCGGAAGATGTATTTAGTCCGTCAGCAATGCGTAGGAAGTTCTGCATTAGCTAATCTCGCGGCCAGACGCGCGCAAGTTGACTGCCGCTGCCGCTGACGCAAGCGTAGAAACAAACCCGCCCGACGGCAGGATGTGGCCTACGATTTCTGGAAAGGTGTAAGTCTCGCCGGCTTGCAGCGTCCGCGTCTTGACGATCAAGTTGCTGTTGCCAGTTGCTGCGCCGACCGCTGCCAAGTTGACGCTTACATTGACCATGCCGCTGCTGAAGTTAGTAGCCGTGAACTTGTCAATGATAGTCGTGACGCCATTCGACACATACTGCGTTGTTTGCGTGTTTTCCATATTCTTAGCTGGAATGATGTTTACTGCAATAATTGGCATGAGCCGGTCCTATCAGGTTACGTTGCCGGTGACGTAGAATGTTTCAGTGCCGGTACACAGCACGTTAGCGACGCCGTAGGCTGCGATGGTGCGGTTGCCTGTGGTTGCAGTGCCGCCAAGCCGTAGCGTCGTTCCAGCGCCTTGTGTGAGCGTCACAGCGACGGCGCTGCTGTTGACTACAAGAAACTCGTTACCGGCCACAAACACGCCTGACGGGACTGTGGTGGTCGCGGAAACAAACAGATGCTTTCCGATGTCTGACGCCGCAGCGGTCGTGTTCAGGCTCTGCGGGATGCTGCGGTAGCCGATGGTGTATTCCGTACCAAGGCTGTCATTAACCGTTGACGCCGACGCCAGCCCTGTGATGGTCTTGTTTGTCAGTGTCTGCGTGGCTGTCAGATAAACGCCGTTTGTCACAGTGCCCGCGTTGCCGGACGCGTTGCCGGTGATGTTACCTGTAAACGTAACGCCAGTAATTGTGCCGCCGGTAATAGCCACGTTGTTGGAGTTCTGGCTGGTGATTGTGCCGTAGGTCGCAATGTTGTCAACGGACCATTGCAGCACGTTAGTCGCGCTTTCCAAGATTACCTTGTAGCTAGTAGCCGTAGAGAACCACAGGTTACATTCGCCGCGGGAGTCCAGAATAACTGGGTTGGTGTTGGGTGTAATCCCCGACGCATCAGTGTATGTCGCCAACGGCGTTGTCGTACCGGCTGCATAGGTATAGACCTTGCCGCCGACCAACGGGCTACCGTTAGCATCGAAGAATTGCGCTTTAGGTTGTTGAGCAAGAACAGTCATATCTAAACCCTAGTTAATGTTATCAGTCACCGTCAGAATGACGGACGGAATTGCGGGGACAGGTGCGCTGGCCCCGAATGCTTCAATTTTACAGCCTGTATCATCAGTAGACCAAACCAGTTCAAAATAATCGCCTGCGTTTAGCTTTATCACATAATTCCATGCGGCGATAACTGCTGCGTCGTTTCCGGATAAATTTACTTTCCCCGCAGAGTTTGCCGCATTAACGCCGTTGACCCTGTACCAGATATAAACGTGTTTGCTGGACGCAGATGATTTGTTAAGCTGCGCGGAAAACTGAAAGTTGTAAGTGTTTATACGATCTACATAAATGCGCGATGTAGGTGTGCCAATATAGACGCCATCAGTTATATCTGTGGAGTTGAACGTAATTGGATACGCCGTATTGATGACGGCAGCACTCTGCGTAGTCGTGTCGTAAAACGAGCCGTGCCGGTTATCTTCAAGTTGCGGCGTGTACAGCGGAGCCAAGTCTTGCCCTGTAGATGAACTTGCTGCCGAGTTAGATTGTCCGCTACCCGCTAGCGTAAAAAGGTTGAATAAATACCTGTACCACTCACGCGTCATTATGCCGGTTGCTGCGTTAATAACCGGCACGCGTGACGCGGGGATACGGGTAAGTAGATCGTTAGGCATTTGTGCCGCTCAGTTGCAGTTCAGCGCCGGTCAAGTAGATGCGGACAGGATCACTGCCAGACACTTCATAGACGCGGTCACGCAGCTTCAGCGTCATGCCAAGTCGGCGCCATATGACGCGGGTGCCAGTTGCGCCTATCTTACCCATAGCTGCCCAGTGTTCGTTGGACCATGTATGGCCGCCATCGTCGGACCAGCGGAGCATAGCTTGCGGATCGTCGCCTTGGCCGTCGTTTATGCCAACGCCTGTTTCGCACTGAAGCTGCAAGCTATGGTTTGCTGTACGCGTGAGATTGTTCTGGCCTGTCGGCAGCGCGCGCCATGACCGCAGCCAACGCTGCGCTATTCCATTGTCTTCAAAAACATTTAACTCAAACGTGTAGACATTCCCGTTAGCGTAGTCGCCGACGATGATGTTACCTTGGAAGTTACACTGGCAGTTGCTGCGATGGCGTGAGAACGCACCGCTGACGCCAGAAGGCGTAAGTGGTTGCACAACGTAGAACGCACTTGAATAAAACGATTCGGCTTCAAACGCGCCTTCGCCCGGCGCAATAGCGGAGTAAGATGACCGCTGATGCCATGCGCCGGTAGAAGCGTCGTACACCCAAGTTTCATCTGCGGACGGGAACGACAGGACGTAGAACGCGTGGCCGTCCTGCTGGTAGGTGTAGCCTACCGCGTCGCTCATGTTTAAGTAGTTTTGGATTTGCCATTCTATTGCGTGCGTTGATATGCGCTGCGCGTTATAGCCAGCCGCCCTGTAAATGACGCCTTGGCCGCGCGCGTCAGCGCCAAGCCAGAACACGGTGTTGTCCATCTTGGCGATAGAGTGCGGCGCAGCGCAACCAATTTCGTTAAACGCGCCTTGGATCGGTGACAGCGGGAAGTCCAGCCCGCCGGAGTTGTACCACACTTCGGTCGAATCAGTACCAAACACCCAGCATTCGCGGTGGTCTACTAGTATGCCAACAACGCCGTCAGGGCTACCTTCGGCGCTGGCAAACTCTAGCGGGTCAATCTGGAAGCCGTCGTAAAGCTGCGTCACCCAAAGCCGCTGGCTATTAGGTTCGTTAAACACAAAATAGCCGTCGAGATAACCGACAGTAACCGCGCCCGGAAAGTCAGGGTCGGTAATTTGCGAAAACGTGTTGGTTGACTCGTCGTAAATAAACGCGTCAGGATTGCAGGCGAAGAATATCTGCGTACCGTTGTCGGCGATGGACACAGGGCCAGTGCCGGTTACGTCGCCCAGCTTTACAGGTGTTCCAGTAAGGCTGGACAGTTTGTAAACTTCAAATCCAGACACGACGTAAAAGTCATCGCCGCGTGTCTGGTGCGCCCACAGCCCGCGGATCGGGCCTTCGCCAACGACCTGTTGAAGCTGCAAGCCGGGGCAACGCTGGATAAACGCCGGCTCTATGCCGCCTTCTGGCACCACTTCGGGAAACAAGTTTACCATGCGTGCGTTGGCAGCGTTTACTGAACGGGCCACATACGCGCTGCCCAGTATGGGCGTCTTCATTAGTAGTTTCCTGCAAAAATGTTATACCGCTGGCGCGATGCAATAAGGCTGTATGGCATCGACATGATGTCATCAGGATTGTTGATGCGCTTCAGGTTGCGCTTGGAATACATAGCTATGCGCTGAACTTGTGGCGATGGTTCTTCGCCAAACTCAGGCGCTAGTTCGCACGCTAGGTTATAGCGGAACGCACGCAGATAGCCGGGCGGGAACGAAAGGACTGTGTCAAGCGTTGCTGGCTGTGTCAGTTCTTCAACCGAAATAAAATGCCATTCCAAATCGCGCGTTGGGCGCGGGTAGATAAACATTTCAATGTCAGGATACGTCATGTTGGTAAAAATAACCTGCGGAAATGTAGAGGACACGGTCTTGACCGCGATGCCATCATACTGCTGCTGGTTGATCATTTTGATGCCGTAGCTAACGCCAGTGCTAGGGTCTTTGAAATATGTAGCGTCATCCAGCAAGATGGGACGGTTGCCAACAAAGTTGCCGGTTGGCCCAAGCGTGCGGCTAAGTACGCCAGAAGGCCATGTGAAGACTTGGTCTTGTGTCGAGAAGACAGCGAGGCGCTCAGTGTTCCAGCTATCAATCATCTGGTTCATGGCGCGCAGTGCGTCCTGCGACGTTTCAGCCGATGGAGTTTCGCCTTCTGCCAGAACACCTAGAAGTCTAAGCGAACCGTTGATTGTTTCACCAGCCGTAGCCATCTATTTTCTCCTGAGAAGGATGCCCCGGCACGAAGCCGGGGCAAACTTATTAGCCAGCGATGCGGTACAGATTGTACGTTGTGTCGCCAGTTTTAACAGCGCGGAACAGTACGCTCTTAGATGCAACGCCTGCGCCTGAACCAACCAAGGTCCAGCCGGTGCCTACTACGATAGTAGGAACGCCGGTGCTGGTAGCAACCAAAGAGATGTCAAAAGATGAATTAACTTTTGCGCTGCTGAGGTCGGCGTTGACAAGTGCAACCGTAGGAAGCGTGATGTCTGCCGTGCTGGCTGAAGTGTAGACAATAAGACCGCCGCATAGATCGGCAGTGGTCACAGTAGCCGCTGCGGTAAGTGCAGTCGGAATAGCTGAGATACCAAAAGTAGCTTCGCCGAGATTGCCGTCACCAACTTGGTAACCGCCAGCGCCATTAGGTAAAGTAGGCATAGTAAAAATCCTTTAAGATAGTTGGCCCCCGGCGAACCGAGGGCCGGTATTAAATTAACCCCACATCCGGACAGCCATCTGCGGACGGATTGTGCTGTAACCGTACAGAACGTCAATACGGCAAGGCAGACGGTCGTTGTTGATGTCGTACTGACGAACAACGCGGAGCGAGATGCCGTTGTGTACCTGACGCGAAGCCATATCTACGCCCTGTGGGAGCAGAAGGTCGGCGGTTGCGAAGGTGATAGCGTCCTTGTGGTAGATGAGGTTCTGCGGATATGCCGTTGAAGCCGTACCAACAAAGATGATCGCCTTGGAGTTGCCGGGCAGCGAGTTAACGGTGGCAAGTGCCTGTGTAGCCGAGTAGATCGGTGCAACAGTAACGTTACCAGCGCCAGAAGCGTTGAGCGTGACATCAGCCAGAGCAACGAACTGGAACAACGAACCTGTGCTTTCACGGGTTTGTGGGTTAACTTGGAAGCAGTCAGCTACAGTGAAGACGTCGCCTGCCTTGACTACGCCGGCGTTACCAGCACCAGTGATGGCGATGGTGGTTGCACCTTCAGTAGTGATTGCAGCCGAAGTCGTGCCGCCGGTTGCAGTACGCGAACCAGTGGTGAACTGCTTGATAGACTGCGACATATTGATTTCGTCGTAGCCAAGTACGCCTGTACCCATCATGCCGTTCTTGAACTGCTTGCTGATCGTGTCGGTTGGGTTGAATAGACCCTTCAGACCTTCGACCAAACCAGCGTTAGCGGCTGGGTTAACAGTCGCATAGCGTGGCGACATTACAGCAGCGTTTTCGTTCAGCTTCTGCTGTGCAGCAAGAAGAACAGCCGAAGTAGCTGGCGTAGTGCCTGGCGTGCCAACAGTGTTACCGATGGTCAAGAACGAGTTAGCAACGTCAGCGTCGATGCTGGCAGCAAGCTGCGAGATACGTGGCTTGAGAACGCGGTCTGCGAAATCGTCAAGCTGCATCGTCAATTCAGCAGTCGTGAAGTTGACGCCGATGTGCTTCTGGGTGGAAAC